TCCATATCAACCTTTGCCAACGTCTCCACCGTCCGAGCGCGGCTCAACTCAGCATCGGCCACCGTCTTAACTGTATCGGCGCGAGCCTTGGCAGCTTTTGCGGTGGCCTCTTCAGCCGCAGCCTGCAGGAAGATAGCATTCGGGTCTTGCTGCTGGCCCTGCATCATCACGGCCATTTCTTCTGCTTCCTGCTCAGTCGGCTCAATCACGCCCATACGCACGAGGCGCTTGCGGAAGAATTTCCGAACGTCGCTGATGCCCTCGCCTTCCATGTTGAGCATCGCCATAGCTTGCAGTACTTGCTTGGTTTCCGGATCATCACTGATTGCCAACATGCCGGTCAGCGCACGAACCGTAGCGGCCCGCTTGCTGGCGCTGGACGGCCCAACCTCGACGGCCACATCAAACGCGGCTTCGCTCATGTCATTCTCAAGCTCGATCTCCCCCGACTCTTCGTTGATGGTGGGCTTTAAAAGCTCGATTGATGACACCTCGCCTCCGTCTCCGACGGCCTTCATCTTGCGCTTTTCTTCGCCGTAGATTTCTTTCGCCATCGACAGCCAAATCTCGCCACTGCGCTTAATGGCCTTGGCATAGTTCGACATGTAAATGAACGCCTGCATGTCAAGCCGCTGCTGAATCATCTCCACAGCTTTGCCGCTGATGTTGCTAACCATCTTGTCGGCCTGCTGCGAACTGCCGAGAATATCCTGCATGTCCTGTTCAGTGACTTGCAGCAGCCCAGCCAGCGCAGGCGGCACGTTGGGCGCTTTGGTGTAGGCAACTGGCCCGCCGACGGTCGTATTGCCATTGGCATCGGTGATCGGGTTGATTAGCAGGTACGGATAATCCTTCAGGTTATCCTCTGCCCACATCATCTGATGCCCGGCCACTTGCTCAGGCGTGAGGATAGGCTTCTCAACGCTAGACAGCGCGCTGATTTCACCCAGCTTTGATAGCTGCATATTCTTGAGGCGCTGGGCATCTTTCGCCAGTCGCACGTGCCCCATGCAACGCTCGATGTTATCGACAAACCATCGTTTGCCATAAACAGGCACGATAGGAATGCACTTTCCTGCGATGTATCCGCAATCCTCAAGGATGCCGCCGCCACTCATGATGTACTTGCGAACGCGCTTTACCTTGTATTTCTTCGAGCGCACCTCAGTAGAGCCGATGGCGGCAAGGCGCTCTTCAAGCTCTTCGTCCTCGTCGAACTCAGCTTGCTTATACCTCTCTTCATCCCCAGAGATCGTGCGGAAGATTCGAACGGTTTCGCTCTTTTCCTCGACGCGGTAATACTCAGCGATATACACCACGTCAGGGGTGCACCAATCAAATTCTGATTGGTGAATCACTTTCGGCCAGCTAGTCGGATCATCGCCCCACGTCGCCTTGTATGCCTCGCGCGTCATCGAGGTGATGACGAAGCACTTTTTGGCGTCTGACTTGTCTTGGCGTTTGGCTTCAAGATCGAAGAAAACCGACGAATCAGCATCGAAAATCGGCTCAATGCGAATGCGCTGTTTATCGTCTTCCGGGTCTTCGTCATCCTGATACTCAGTACGCAAGCGCCACGCGCCAAAGCCTCCGCCGACCGCCTCCTCAAAGGCGTTGTCGTATGCTTCATCAGCCACACTGTCCTGTTCGTCGGCACGATAAAGACCGGCGCAGGTATCGGCCAAGCTATCGTATTCCTCGCCTTCCTTGCTAACGAACGACACCGATACCTTATTGTTTCGGTACTCGTTAATGATGCGAATGACGGCAAGGTGAATCTTATTCACCTCAAACTTTGGCTTGTTTTCGTACTGATCCAAAAGCGGCCCCTCCCACTGCGCGCCAGCCAGTGAGTAAAAGCGCCGATCTTGCAGACATTGGAGACGTTCATCGCGCAATGCCGATTGGATATTGTCGAACTCTGCCAGCGCCTCAGCGTGCAGGTTTGCAAGATACTGGTCTTTAGAGATTCGAGCCATATATGTTTTTCCTAATGCCTCCGCGCAGTATCGCCCCATCGGTTAATCGTTGGCAATGGCACAAAGTTTTGAACCTTTTGTGGCTGAGCGCGCCTTACACTTTCACAGGCATATCTTAGCGCATCAATAACGTGATTGCTTTTATCTTCCAATATAGGCAAAACTTTACCAGTCAATGGGTCTGTTTTGTAACTATATAAAGTCAATTCGTCGATTGTATGCTTACAACGAGGATGCACAATAATATCAAAGCTTTTCAGCCATTCTATACCCTCTTCAACAGACTTTGCCCCTTTTACTGCTGGCATTATCTTTGGGAAACCATGCGCTCTCATGTGAGATATGGTTTCAGGCCGTGAGCTATCTGCCACCATCGGCCACTTCTCAGACTCCGGCACCGTCATGAACAGGTCAGGCGTATTCACAATCTCGCACCCGATCATGTAGGCTTCGTGGTCGATGTAAAGCGTGCGGCCTACAATATGGCAGCGCACCAGCACTGTCGGATCGCTGGCAAATCCCCAGTCAGCGCCAAGCCGATGAACCGCGTCTTTCGGTGCGTCGAACTCCTCGATTCGCCAATTGCTAAACACCCGGCTCGTACTGTTTTGCAGGTAGCCCCCGAGCCAGACATGAGAATACTTGTCAGGATCGCGCCGTCTGTCGTACTCCATTTCAGCGCGCAGCACTTCAGGAAACCACGGGTTATCGTCAAAATTGACGGGTAGAATTACTGAGTCAGGCGGCGGGTTTGTGCCGCGTAGCAATACATCTACCGGGTCGCTTGCTTGGCTTGGGTTCCATGTGAACCAAAGCTCTGAGCCAGGCTTTCGGATGGTCGGGCGCAGCAGATCAAGGCTGCGCTGCGACAAGCTCTGCGCCTCTTCAACCCAAGCTCGGTCGTATCCTTCCAGTGACTTGATCGAGTCCGCCGTGTGGTTCTGCATACCCTGAAAGATAATCAAGCCATCGCCCTTGCGTGACTTAATCACCGCCTCTTGCACCTCAAAGTAAGCGCCAGCCCCCATCTGCTCGATCTTCATTTCGAGCAAACGCTTGACCGACTGCGCCAATGACTTTTGCACCTCGCGGACACAAACTGACCGACTGGACGGGTTCAGAATGTGTTCCTCAATGAGCATTTCTGCAAAGCAATGGCTCTTGCCGCTATTGTGATTTACGAATCCTTGAGCCAAATAATTATTGGTCTTAAAAACGTGCAAATCCCAATAAACTTGTCGGGAGTGAAGGCGGATCAGTCTTATTCGTTTATAATGAAAATCCCCATTTTCAATAAGGAACGAACGTGACCGATCCAAAGGAATCTTACCGCAAACGCCATGCTGAAGCCTGCGCCAAGTGTTTTGAAGGCTTTTCGCCAGATGTAACACGATGCCGCAATCCTGAGTTTGTGTTGCAGGTGCGCGATATGGCTGCGTCAGGTCTTTACAGCAAGGAAATTGCCGAGCGTCTTGGCACAACTCCGAAAGCGATTCAGAAGATTTTTCGCCGCTACAACTTTCCGAGCCTGCACAACATAACGGTTCCGAAACTTGAGGAGCGCCATGATTGGAAGCATGGGCAAAAAATGATGAAGGGATACATTTATCAACGCTGTCCCGGCCATCCTCATGGCACAAAGCATGGCTGTTATGTGGCGCTGCATCGTCTTGTGATTGAGGAGAAGATTGGCCGGTATCTTTTGCCCTCTGAGGTTGTCGATCACATAGACGGCAACATTCTGAACAATCACCCAGACAACCTTCGGGTTTTTGCATCGAACGCCGATCATCTTTCTTCAACTCTGAAAGGAAAGCGCCCTGAATGGTCTGAGGAAGGCAAGCGCCGGATTGTTGAAGCGGTGAAAGCACGCCATCGCCGGGACAAAGCTCAGAAAGCATCCTCCACCCAATAGGCGTCAAAAACTTGTGCTCATCGGTCACAATGATCGATGAGCCATCACATAACACCACTTCAAACAAGTTTTCCTTTGTGCAAGGAAAGGCAGGCGTTGCCTGAGCAATAACCACTTTTCCGGCATCCCATGAATACACAGGCCCGCCTGAAAAGTCTTTAATTTTTACCTTGCCGCTAGGTGTGTCGATAAGCGTGTCAGGATGCACGCAGCCTCGCCCACCGAACGCGCCTTTGTACCGAGCAGGTTTAAGTAGCGGCAAAGCCCATCGCGGTGTTTGAATCTTAAGGGTGGTCAATTCCTAATCTCTCGAATTATGGCGAGAGCCAACCCAAGGCGAATGGCGCACGCAGCACGCATCCCAAATACCTTATGACTGACTGAATTTCGCCCTTTCCCCTTAACGATGTATGGTTCTCCCAAGGGGGGAACAATTAGAACGCTCACTGTGTTGCGATATAGTTTCACTCAGTCCTCGCCCACTTTCCCAATTGCTCGCCGAGAAACACCACGTCATCGGCCAGCCGCGCAACCATTTTAAGAGTCGCAGCCATAGGCACCGCAGACACATACGTCACGCAAAGTGAACTTGATGTGACTTCGTGTAACACGTTCGGATTCATCAAAAACACATCCCCACGCTTAAAAGATGCCCTCGTTTTTCCCACTCTAATATCGCACCGTCCTTTGAGGACGACGTGAAGAAAAGCTGGCGCAACTCTATGAGTTTTATAAAAAACTTTCTCCCAATCATCTTTATGCTCAGGAACTTTGCGATAAATCAAAATCCCGGTACTGGTCATAATGTTGGTCAAATCACCAATGATTGCGTTTAATTTGACTTTGAGCTTTTGCTCGTCCTCATGTGGCGCGTCATCTTGTGAAATATGCGTTGATCTTAACGACAGTCTGTTGAGCGTCGCCATTCCCCTAGCGCCAATGCCACGAGGCAATGTTATTCGACCAATGTGAAAAAGAGTCATTTTTTAGCCCACTCAATCATGCGCTGCGCCAAGTACTCAACATCGCGCGCCAATCGCTCAACCGCGCCACGGTCAGGCTGCGCATAGGCCAGCTCACGCTGAAGCTCAGTGCAAAGCTTTTTCAGGGTCACAAGGTCACTCACCGGATCGTACATGCTGCACCTTTAAACAAAAGAGTTCGAAAAGAGCCGGATCCATCGCTCGCTCGCCAAGCTCCCACTGTTGCCAGTTGCGAGTGCTGCGATAGATCAACGCTGCCGCTTTGGAAGCACTTAAACCCGCCTTGGAGCGGGTTTCGCGCACTTGTTGGGGGGTAGGGCTAGGATGCGACACTAAAGCCCCTTAGATTAAGCGCAGCAGGCCCGTTGAAGCCTTCGATGGCCTCGACTTCGAGCCGGTCAAAGCTGCCATTGTGATACGTTGCCGCAGCCTCTTGCGCCCGCTCAATGTCTGCCGATGCAGCCTGTGCGCTTTTGTACGGCCCCGCGAGGATGCGGTAGCGCATGCCTGTTATGCCTGTGATGTAGTGCATTAGCAAGCCCTAGCGAAAGTTTCTGCGTCAGTGCGCTGGTCAAAGTAGCAGGAACGCAGCCCACGGGCTGTTTGAACCTGATACTCAATTTCTTCGCCATCAGGCGCGTGAGTCACGATAAGCGTTGCGTTGCCGATCTGGTGATAACTGAAGTAGCCCATGGTGATCTCCAATTTAAGCAAGCAATTCTGCGAATAACTCATCATCAGTTAAATCACAAGGCGCATCGTAACGCTTAAGATTCTTTTCGATGACAAGCTCATCGAGCGCCATTGCGTAACCAAGTTTCACTTGAGAATTGCGAGCGCGCTTCATCTTTGCGCTGATCTCATCAAAAATTGCGTCAATTTGCTCGACGTTGATTGTCTTAATGTAAGACTTAAACTCTTGAAGATTCATTTTGCGGCCCCTGTCTGTGTTGTGATGTGCTGCTGAACTGAATACTACGCACAACGTTCGCACATGTCAAGCGTCATCCTCAACTTTTTTTGACAGGGCACGCTGCTCGATCACTTCGCCAACCACAACGCGCTCGATGCGCTCGATCTTAAGCGGGTTGTCAGCATCTCCAGATACCTCGATCTTGTCGCCGTATTTTTTCGGGGCCAGCTTCGACAGCAACCACTTGCGCGTATCGACCTGCAATCGCTGTTTCTGAATCGCGCCTGGGTCTAGCCCGCCCTTTTCGTTTGAAGGTACAGGCGCATCAGCGATTGCGACGATTTCAGCGGCGATAAACTCATGCAATTCTTCCCTTGCACGCGCGTAGTCTGCCGCTAGTTCAGCATCATCATTTAGCCAATGATTCAAAGTTGATTGAGGAATCCCAACTTTCACGCAAGCCTTATACGCGCTCAAACCCTGCCGCATTTCATTGAATACCTTATCTGCTATTTGCCGACGCTCAATGCTTTGAGGATAGGTTTTAGCCATTGTCTTTATCAAAACCCACGAGGTTTCGGATAACAAACCATGATGCCGCGTCCATCCACTTTGCATTCGTAAGTGTTGGCAGCGGAACCGCTCACCATGCCGACAAACAACAAAACACCAATAATATATTTAGTCATTTTTAATCCACAAAAGCCATCATAACAAACCCCACACATATTCCAACGTATATAACCAAACCAATAGTCATTTCCATTATTCCCCCTGAATGCTTATTAACCGCTCAAGGTAATCATGGGCTTTCTTCAAATCTTCCAGCCCGCCCTTATCCTTCCACCTCGCCACGTACTTTATAACATTGCCCCAGTAAAACCCCTGCAACTCTTCCCTGCTCATCCATGCCGCCATCGCATCGACCGGCTGAATGTCTTTCTGGTAGTGCTTCCCGCCCACTTGCATCACTTCCCCCTGATCATAGCACATTGTGCGCAATTGTACATTGTTCGCAACCCCTACCCCTGCCCCTGCCGAATTAACAATGCCCCTACCGCCCCTGACGTATACGTGTCAGGGGCAGGGGCGGGGCGTTTTTTGTTAATTTTTCCACAATCGCCCCTAAACGCCCCTGAAGCCCCTAGGGGCAGTTA